CAGATTTTGAGCAAAACAAAGGGCAGCACAGACCTAAGCCCCGATCTTGAAAAGTTTCTTCAAGATATGAAAAAAGAAAGGGCGGGTGAAAAATGACCCGCCCCTTGCCAACATCGCATTCCTGAGCGACACTCACTTCGACGCCGTTACGCCCTTGTGTCGGCGTCAGTAAACGCGACTTGCCTCGTCCAAGGTTCGGTTCCTTGGGCGAGGTTTTTTTTGTGCCTGTTTATGGCATGCAGGATCGTGGTGTGGTCCCTGCGGCCCAGAAGGTTGCCGATCTGCTTCAGGGAGTATTTCAGCTCTGTGTTGAGCCGATATGCGGCCTCCTGCCGGGCCTTCACATAGGGCAGCTCTCGGCTCTGGCCCTTCATCTGCTTGATGGTCATGTTGTGAGCCTCTGAGACCTCAGACATGATGATCTGGGCTGGCGTCTGAGGCAAGGGCTCGTGAGTTACAGCAACTGGCTCAGGTGCTGTAAAGACAAATTGCTCCACAACGGGCTCAGGATACGGCCCAGCGGGTTTTTCCTCTACTGGCGATACAAGTACCAGTTTTGGCTTCCCCCCATTCAGGCGGGCTCTGACGGCCATGTAGTGGGCATGCAGTTCTTCAAGCGTGTGCATCTTCATCTCCATTTCAATTCAGGGCTACGCAGATCGTAAAGATCGCGGCGATGGCGGCGCATGTGGCGGCAAGGTTTGCAACTTCGTAAGCTAGGGCTTTCATGTTCATCTCCATTGATTGGCTACAGGTCAAAGTTATCCTGAATGAGTTGCCAAATCATTAATCCAAGGAACAAAATTGCGCCGTTGCATCCAACAACGACCACAAGTGTGGTCATGGTGTATATGACGTTAAGAAGGGCAAGCTGGTAATCGGTCATGTTGGTCTCCTAGTGTTCGCTCATGGGAAATTTCGCCAGATACTTTCTGGCAAATTTGACGCAATTTCTCAGGGACTCATCTGCTGTATCGCAAACTTCATCGTCCTTGCTCCCGTCCCCGTGACACGCAATGATTGTTGACATTGCGTATGTAAGGGCCGTCAGGGCAACGAAGGTGTCGTTGCCGCTACAGATCTTCAAAATCTCGTATTTCATTTTATCAGCGATCCGATTGCCTTCCTCAAGGCTGCTCATGTCATTCTCCATTGTTTTTCTCCAGTGCTTTGCGGGCGATCTTTACATGATAGTAATCGCCGACAAGACGCGCCGACTCCGTTATTTCCCGCAGCGCCGCCTCCAGCTTCTCGATGCGGTCAGCGGCCTCCGCTGGCTCTTTGCAGGCGCAAGCGAACATGTTGCGAAGGCGGAAGGTTAGGGGTTCGGTCATGGCATCCTCATAGCTGTCACCAGCACCCACGCTACGGCTCCAACAATGGCGATAGCCGCCACCGGGTCCATAAAAGCCTTTATCATTTCAGGTGTCATAGCCCCTCGCCCTCCTCAAAATCCAGATCAACCTTGATGCAGGCGATGCGGTTAGTGATTTCGTAATATGCCTCTTCAGTGGCGCAGACTGTACTGTTTTTGAACACATGTAACCACACCGTCCGCTTGTGGCGGGGGCGGACTTCGATGAGGTCAAGAAGTGTGTCCCGCCAGTGCGATCCGCTTGCTTCCCAATCACAGGAGGTCCAGCAACCACTATAGATATTCTTGAAGGCACCATGCACACGCTTGAGTTCATTCCCATCCGTCGCATAGATGCGGGCTTCACGGCCATCTCTGGTGCGGTAGTTTTTAGATTTGTCGATCATTTACCTTCCTCCCCATCGTAGGGTTATTGCGCCCGCGCACTTTGGTGTTAGGCCAGACCCATATCTCGCCCGTATCATCCTGTATGCAAACCCACATCAAATGATGCTCGTCGCCATTGTCGATCAGGAAGTGGCAGAGCGCCTTGCCCAACGGCGTGGTCAACGGGATGGTCGGGTTAAGTTGAAGGATCATTTGCTTTCTCCATCATTTTCTTAACTTTCGCTTTGTTCTCATCATTCAGAAAATAACCAACACCTCTAATGACGCCGACCTCTATCCCATGTTCGCGCAGCTTCTTCCGTAGCTTGTGCATTGCCACCTTCACACGATGGTGGGCGTAGTCCTCACCCTCACCCCTGCCAAGATGGCCTGTCGCTGCGCCAATCATGTCCAGATAGGGGTATGTTGCAATTTGTTTTCTGTAGAGACCCATCAGCAGCGCCGCATGTTGGCGGGCGAACAGGCGCAGGAACGGGTTGTCAGGCGGCACTAAATCTTTGTGAAGCTGACGCAGTTCTTCTTCAAGAGTGTAAATTTGCTGCTTCAACGCAACCATTTGAGTTTCGGTATAGATTGTCATTGCCGTTTCCCTCTCCAGACGGAATCGACCAGCTTGCGAACCTGATCCTTCACCGCCTCATCGAAGATGTTGTTGAGGGCCATGATCTCCAGTGAGGAGAGGGCCTGCTCCATCTCATTCAAAGCTTTCTCAGCCTCAAGATACTGGTTGTACCAGCGTTGCTCTTGAGCTTCCCAATAATGCGCCTGTTTCATTTCATACCCTTCCTAGCCGCATGGGCTCGACGGCAGATCTCATTGCGGTCGTCCTCATTGTGGACGTACTGAAGCGCCAGCGTGACTATGTGGCCAATGTGATCCAAGGTGTTGTCGATGAAATCCGCTGCCTCAAATCCGTCCGGGTTGATGGCTTGCTTCCAGACCTTGGGGAAGCGCGGATCTATGTAATTTTCAGTCATTCTAAGTCGGTCTTGGATGTTCATAGGGTCTATCCATCTCAAAAGTGGCAACCTCTCTACCCTACGCTTGAGAGGTTGCCATTTAGTTAACGTGCTTACTCCGTGTACTGTGGGGCGAGCTTTTCCGCCATCTCGCGAACGCCGTCATCAACAAAGTCTTGCGCAACTCTTTCGCCAGAGAACTGACCGGCAAACGCCATGTAGTTGATGGCGTCAACGTAGTTGTCCATCTTGCCGGGCGCGTTCTTGATGCGGGCCAGCTTCAGGGAGTGCATGAAGACTGTAGCATGATAGCGGGAAAAAGATTCCCCCGTTATCATTTCGAAGATCCCGCAAGCGCGGGAAAAAACATCACCAACGTCGCCGTATTGCTCGTTTCTGTCCCGAAGGATGGCGACAGATTTGCCTATGATTTCAATGTGATCCATCTCAACAGCCTCTAAGTTTGTGGTTTCATCAGTCTGATTCGCCATGACGCACACCCCTGTTCGCGGTTGTCATATGGCCGAGTTCCTTGATTTTGCCGACATGCAGATGGTTGATGGCGGTATAGCCAACGGAATAATATGGGTCTGCCCCATACCCGCCCTTGGTATTTTTATACAGCTCGTCAACAATCAGAAAGTCGTTGCGCTCCAAGGCCGCGCAAAACTCAGCGAGGTTCTTTGCCGGGTAATCACACATCACTTGGTGGATCGCAGAACCGCCATAAGAAGGCATGTTCATTGTGATGATAAACCTCATTTCACCTCCATTTCGATCTCAATCATGCGCTTGGCTTCATCAGCGCCTCGACACACAATGACCCGATCCCCGATTGACTTCAAGTAGTCATGCCAATCTTTTTGACTTTTATCAACGACGCCGCCCTTCACCCGTTTCATCTCAACCCAGATCTTCCACGCCGGAATGTAAAGGTCGGGAACGCCCGCACTGACGCCCTCGACCTTCAGCCGCGTGGCTGTGGTGATGCTGCGCGCTCCACCATTGGGAATGGCAAATATGCGAACGCCATCAAACGTCTGGCGAAACCACTTCACAACCTCGCGTTGTTCTTCATGTTCCGAAGGGATTCGGTCTGTCAAAAGTCGTCTCCTCAAAACGGCGGCTCCATCAGCCATTCATCGCACTGATTCGCCACCTGAGTGAACTCTTTGGGTGGTTCCATGTCAAACACGCCGCAGCGCCCGTCCCCACTGTAATTCATGCAGTTGTAGCAAAACCGGGGTGGACCCTTGGCAAGAAATTCCGCCATCATCTTTTCATGCGCCTCTAACTCTTCTGGCTTCTCGTGCCTCATTCCCAGCTCCTGTTGGTGACGCGGAAGAACTTTCCGTCTTTCTCGTATTTGATAAATTGAGGTGGTTTTGATCGTTTGTTGAATGTCTGAACGATGTCTTCTAGCGAACTCATTTTGCCAAAAACACCAGATGTTTGCGCAAGGTTAAATACCACTCTCAAAGCTTTCTGTCCCGCATATCCATCATGCGTCACAGGAAAGTACTCGGTGATTGGCGGGTCTGACAAGCCTCCATAGTACGACACCGCCAACATTTCTTTGCCGCTGGCGCGGCTGATGTGCTTGCGCCAACGCCAGTCCGTCACCTTCATCTCGTTTCCATCGAGCCCCATGATGTCATCATGCCGCAGCTCTAGCTTTTTTTGAGCAAAGGGAAATTCAAAGCCGCAGGACGGGCACTCACGCACACTGGGGTGAACCAGCTCATGGCAGTTGGGGCAGAGCTTCACGGGGGCCTCGCCCTCTTGCCCCGGCTTCGGCTTCTTGGGCGGCTGTACCGCCGTGATAGGCCCGTGCGTTGACACCACGCCTGCGAAGTCCAGCACCATGCAGTGATCGGTGTGAGACTTCAGGCGCATCCCGCGCCCGGCCATCTGCACATATAACCCCGCGCTCATTGTCGGGCGCAGCATGGCAATCAGGTCAATGTCCGGGTAGTCGAACCCTGTCGTCAAGACATTGGCGTTGGTGAGCGCCCGCAGCTTGCCAGACTTGAAGTCGGTCAGGATCTGCTCGCGCTCCTTCTTTGGCGTCTTGCCGGTCACGCAGGCCGCAGGAATCTCCTTGTCGTTCAGCACCTTCGCCACATGATAGGCATGGTCAACGCCAGTACAGAAAAATAACCAAGCCTTGCGATCCCCGGCCATCTCGATGACCTCATTGACAATCGCCCGGTTCTTCGGGTCTGTGTCCACCTCCGCCTGCAACTCGCTCTCAATGAACTCACCGCCGCGCTTGTGAACGCCGGAAACATCGAGCTGTTCCTTCGTGTGCTTGCTGCGCAGCTTGGCGAGGAACCCCCTATGCACCAGTTCTTCAATGCTGACCGGCTCCAGCAGATCATCGAACAGAGCTGGCTTGTCGGTGATCAGGCCGTGGCCCAGCCTGAATGGCGTAGCAGTCAACCCGATCACACGAAGGGCCGGGTTAATCATGGTCAGCTCATAAAGGAACACGCGATAGCTGCCAGACTCCTTATGGTTTACCAGATGGCATTCATCAATGATGACCAAATCAACGTGGCCAACCTCTTTGGCCTTGTCCGCAATCGACTGGATACCAGCGAACGTAATGGGCTCCCCAAGCTGCTTCTTCCCGATGCTGGCCGAGTAGATCCCCAGCGGAGCGTTAGGCCAGTGTTCGCGCATCTTCTCGGCGTTCTGCTCGATCAGCTCCTTCACATGCGTCACCATAAGGATCTGCGTCTCTGGCCATGACTGAAGTGCGTCCTTGCACAGCGCCGCAACAATGTGGCTCTTGCCTGATCCGGTGGGCATGACAATGCAAGGGTTTCCCGCATTGCCAGCGCCAAACCAAGCGTAGAGATCGTCTATCGCCTTCTGTTGGTAATCACGAAGCATGATCGTTTCCGCTATAAATGTTTGACTTCCACATGGTAACAACCATGCCATGAACTGTCCGACTTTTTGCTCTTGTAAAAGCGTGGCCTGATACAACCCCAGCTCGTTTTGCCGTTAATGCAATTTGCCCCCAAGCTCGCAGATCAGGCGGCGAGGGCATATCTTGATTGGCATTCCTAACGTCTTCAGTTACAAAAAAAGTGTGTTGTTTTGCATGATTTATAAAAGCCTCATAAGCGATCCTTTTCCAGTTTTCTCCCGCATTATTCGCAGCAACTTCTGCCATTTGATGGCCTATCTTCAAACCTTCATTCATGATACTTCCCCTTTTTTAACCACCTTTGCGCCCGGCCATATCTGTTTGATCTTCTCAACTGTCGGATTGACGCAGCCAGAGGCGTTGTCGATCAGCTCTTGGCTGCTAAAACCGTTCTCACCGTTCTGGACGTTCGTTCCGTCAATTTCGAACGTCGCAGTCCATTCATGATCACTGTCCTTCATGGCCCACGGCACAAGATCCGGGTGAAGCGTGTGGGCCGGACAGATTACCCCGCCATGTTGGGTTTCAATTTCAATCGTGCATTCGTATCGCTCACACCGCCATGTGCTGTCATCCTTCGGGGTGCTGTGTGCGCATGTCCTGCAATTCACATGCTTGGTCAGTTGCGTCTCGTGGCAGAAAGAATGCGCATCGCAGAATTTACACTGATACCATGACGGGTCAGTTGATATAGGTGGAGGCATACGCTCAAACAGCGCCACGCGCTTCCCACGCGAAACCAGCTTCTCAGCCATCTCTTTGTCATAGCGAACGCGCTCGGTGTAGATGCGGTCGTTGTCCTTGCAAACTGCCACATATAATGCACGGTCGATTCCTGTCCCGTGCATATAGATCTGCATCTGAGCGTAATGTTCAGGTTTTGATTTTTCGACACCTTTGTCCTCCACATCCTTGAATGACTTGAATGAGTGCGTCTTAAACTCGCCAATATGGCGCTTGGTGGGGGCCTCGGGCACACCGCCGTCAATGATGGCGTCGATGCTGCCAGACACATGGCAACCGAAGTCCACGCCTTCCTGCGATGTCAGGGTGCGGACCTGAATGCCCACCAGCTTCAGATCCCTGATGATGTTCGCTTCTTCCATGTGCCCACGCCGGAACAGGCGCAAGATCCGTCCCGAAAACTTCGGCTGGACAGCCCAGCGGAACGACAGCCATAGCCACCGCTCACAAACATGGCCAAGCATCGAGGCCCCCATGTGCGGGCGGGGTCTAGTCGGGAAACTCTCGTGCGCCTTGTCGATCAGGTCTTCGATGGTGTTTTCGCGGTCGGGGATTTTAGTCATATTTGCCTTCCTTCAAGGAGCCTCAGTATTGTCTTCTTCATGCCAGTAAACAACAGTTTCACCGCTATCTTCATCTAAATGTAAAATGCTTTCTAAATTACAGTTTTCACACCAAAATGAGACAGCAAGAAAATTTCCAGTTATTTCTTTCTTTTTTTTATCAGGAATTTTAATTTCTTTGTGATGAAGGTTTAGCCCTTCACAAATAGGGCATTCCAAAGTCAGCACATCTATCTTCATAATAACCTCCATAAAATACCCCGGCCATCTCTGACCGGGGCCATTGATGTTACTTCTTGGCCCAAGGAGGAGCGGCCTTCGCCGGGGCTGCGGAGGGGGCAGCAGCGGCTTTCGCCATCACAGGCGGCGCACCACCGCTAGTTGCCTTGAAACCCTTCACTTGGTTCTTGTCGCCGTACTGCGGAGACTTCTCAATATCCAGCTTGATCATCAGGCTGTGGCCAATGAGCTGGTCGGTATCGCCAACCCGTACCAGACCGATAGCGCGGCAGATGTCGCCAAGCTGCTGACGACCGATCTCTTCAGCCTTCGGAGACTGGTTGCGGATGTTCAGGTTCCCAAACACCACACGCCCCTGATGGGTCGGGCCGGTGATGTCGTAGCGCAGGGCAATATACTCGCCGGTTCCTGTCTTCGTGGCCTTGATCTCAGCCGCCGACATGGTGGCCGAGTACCAGCCCGGAGGCAGGGGATCGAAGTTGCCGGTATTGCCCTGCGGGAGGGCGCTGACTTCAAAGGTTTCACCAAGGCTTGCCATTTTACTTCTCCGTTGTGATTGTGTGGTTATTCAGCAGTCGCTGCATCTTTAATGGCCTGATTGGCAATTTGGCCAATCCATTCCAGCAGCGTAACTAACTCGATTGGATGCTCCATCACCCCTTTCCAAAACTCTTCTGGCGGCGGAGGATTGCGAAGCATAAATCTTTTGTTTGCCTTCCAGATGATGCTGCTCAAAGCCTCATCGTAAATCTCAATCTTTGTTTTTTTAGACATCTCACTTCTCCGTTGTAATCGTGAAAGAGGGTCTTCCGGGGGTCGCTGTGATTGCACGGGCAAATACGCTCTTCACGTTGTCGCCCACGCCGTCCCATGCGGTCATGCTCAGTTCTGGCTTCCAGCGGAACAACACGCTCAGGTGATCGTGCATGTCATGTTCCGCTGCAATCTCTTGTGCGATGTCGCCATCGACCTTGCGGTTGATGCGAGATGCGATCTTGATAACGAAGGGGGCCGCTTCGATCTTCTTCGTCCCCTCGTCCGTCTGCTTGACCTCAAGCAGGCGGCAGATCTCGTCTTCGATCAGGCGGCGCTGCTCGACCGCATCCTTCTCCACAGACTTGGCATGCAGCCATTCTTCGGAAAGCTCTTGAAGCGGCTTCATGCGGCACCCGCAATCTTTGCGATGATCTCACCGAGATCCGGGGCTTCCCATGCGCCAAGCTTGCCGGAGCGGTCCTTGGCCAGCCAGAGCCCGTCCGAGTCGCACATGATGGCGCGCTGGGTATTACCGTCAGCATCCTTCTCGACACGAAGCGCCAGCACTTCGTCGAAGAAGTAGGGCAGGGCCTGTCCCGTTTTGTTGCCGGGCATCGAGGGGGCGTAGAGGATGCGGCCCATCTCATCGGTGGCCTTCTCCAGCTTGGCGCTCATGTACACATGGCGTCCGGGCAGATCGCGGAAAGCGCGGATGATGTCGGCCATCTGCTCCTGCATCGCGCCGTAAGCTTGGCGCGGGTCTTTGGCGACCTTCTTCTCGTGGTTCAGAACGACCTCAGCAATTTCGCTGATGCTGTCGAGAGCCACGCTCTTGAAGCCCAGACCCTCCGGGGTGGACATCCATTCGAACGCCTCTTTCAGGTCGTCCATGCTCGTGATCTCAATATAAGGGAGATTGGCGTCCTGAATGGAAAGCAAGCCGCCCTCAGCCGAAAGTACAATCGGCTCAGGCAGGGTGCGGATCAGGCTGGTCTTGCCAGCGCCCGCCTGCCCATAGACAAGCAGCTTGACGCCGTTGGCAGACAGACTGCCGGTGGTCTTTACTGATATGGCCAATGTGGCCTCCTTGGTTTTGATCGGTCGGACCATTCCGTTCGATCAACACTTGCAATCTAGGCGAGCCTCTGCCATTTTGCAACAGGGAAATGTCGAAATTCCACATGAGGATGAAAAATGATGACAATCGAAGCGATCAGGCTTGCCTTGCAGGACCGGCGCATTAGCATGGTCTCCTTGGCGACTGGCTTGCATACAAACACCATCAAGGGCATCCGCGACAACGAAGATGCCAACCCGACCTACAAGGTTCTGAAGGCGCTCAGCGATTATTTGGAGGGGAAGTTAAATGGTTGATTTGACAAACATTTTAGGCGGTCCTTGGGTAGCCCCGGCGACTCTTCCTCCCGAAGATCAGCTTCGTGACGCCATCGTTGCGTCGGGCCTCATCCAACCTCGCGAGATCCTGCTAGACGGGAAAATCCATAGGTTCGTTTCTGGAACCAAAGGGTCCAGCAGCAACAGCGACAAAACAGGGTGGTACATCGCCTTCGGTGACGGCATCCCAGCCGGGCGATTCGGATGCTGGAGATCAGGCTTC